GGCAAGATCATCTTGTCCAGAGCTGAGTATGAGTCAGTTCTCCGCATGGGTGCGCCGATTGAAAAGTACATAAAGACCCGCCTTGTTTTGATTGCAAAAAAGCGTAGATGGAAATGGTATTTTCAAAAGGAGAACACATGAGAGATCGCATCCTGACGGCGCGCGCCAAGCGTCTGACAGTGGTGACGACAGTAAGGGCTAGGCGTCTTGCGTTAAGGCTGCTGCCGCTCGCTATAGCCTTCTGGATGGGCTTGATGTGGGGCACCAGAAGCGAGGCCGGCCGCATCCATGAGGACTGTAAATTTACCGGCACATTCCGCATCGAATACACCGGTTATTTGTGCAAAATAGGAAAGGATTGAGATGACAGCGTTAGACAAACAGGTGGCCGGCAACCACTACAAAGATATGCCAATCCAACCGGTTGAATACATTCACGCCAACGCCATGGGCTACTTCGAGGGCAATGTCGTGAAGTACATCAGCCGTTGGCGCAAGAAGAACGGCATGGCCGACCTCGAGAAGGCCAAGCACTACATTGAACTGCTTATCGAACTGGAGACACGAAAACAGAACGAAAGCCCCACATGACCAAGAGAAAGGAAGCAACACCAAAGATGTCACGCAAACAGCTGCTCGAGGTAACGGCAGCCAACCTCAAGACAGCATCAGACACATTGCGTGTGCATGAAATCAAGTGGAAAGAAGAATGGGACGCAGCGCCCAACCCATTTATCGCGTTAGACCGATTCATGGCAAACAAGCCCAACAGGGTAAAGATCATCAACCAATGGCTCACAGCACGGAGAGAATATGACGAAGCAAGAAGTTAAAAAGATTGAACTCAAGAAGATCCGCCTCGATGGTGGCACCCAGCCCCGCAAGAAGATCCACGAAGACCATGTGGCCAACCTGACGGAGGTGCTTCTCAATGGTGGCACCATGAGAGAAGATCCCGTTGTTTTCTTCGACGGCAAAGCCTACTGGTTGGCTGATGGATTCCATCGCTTCCACGCCCACAAGCGAGCCGGCTACACAGAGATGAAGTGCGACCTGAGAACCGGCACCAAGCGTGATGCGTTCATCCATTCGTTGGGTGCTAACTCTGAGCATGGCCTGCCAAGAACATCAGATGAAAAGCGCGAGGCAGTCATCTCAGCCTTGAACGATGTCGAGCTGTCCATGCTCAGCGAGCAACAGATTGCGGCCATATGCAAGGTGTCATACATGACGGTTTCTCGGGTGAAGAAATCCCTGCAGCTGGAGCGTCCGACTAAGGTGCTGACCAAGAACGGCAAGATGATGGACACCTCCAAGATCGGCCAGAAGAAGACCGTTGCGCCGCCAGAGCCCGAGCCAGAATACACTCATGACGACCGCATCAGCGAGCTCGCAACCGAGCACCAACACGCCCTCGATGAGGTCAACAAGTTGCGTGACCGCTTGGCCATCAACGCCCTGCCAGAGACAGCAGAAGCCAAGGCAGAGATCGAGGAAACCATCGACACCTTGCGAGCGCAGGTCAAACAGTTGGAGCTGGAGCTGACGGCCGTCACGCAGTCACGCAACGACTACCAACAGAAGAATAACGACCTGATCAAGCAGGTAACATATTGGAAACGCAGAGCAGAGAAGGCTGAGAAAGCAGCCGCATAACACCGAAGCTGGGCGGTATCCCAGCAGGAGAGAATAATGCTTCAACTAAGACCACACCAACAAGAAGTGGTGGAAAAGATCGAGCAGGGGTTTGCTGACGGACACCGCTGCCAACTGCTTTACGCGCCCACAGGGTTCGGCAAGACAGAGGTGGCGATGGCGCTGATGAAGGCAGCCTCGAGCTCATACAAGAAGACGGCCATGGTGTTAGACCGGATCGTCCTTGTGAACCAGACTAGCACCCGCTTGGCTCGATACAAGATCAACCATGGCGTCATGCAGGGCGATCATTGGCGGTATCGACCGATGGAGCGCATTCAGATTTGCTCGGCACAGACATTGGAGAAGCGTGGCAACTTCCCCAAGCCTGACCTGCTGATCATCGATGAGTGCCATGTCCAACGCCGGCAGGTGCTTGACTACATCAAGAAGAACCCCGACATGAATGTGATTGGCTTGACCGCCACGCCGTTCACCAAAGGGTTGGGCGATGTTTACACCCATGTGGTGGGGGCAAAGGCGACCGGCCATCTCATCGATGATGGTTGGCTGACACCGCTACGCATCTACATCGCCAAAGAGATCGACATGACCGGTGCCAAGAAGGTGGCCGGCGAGTGGTCACAGGACGAAGTCAGCAGCCGTGGCATGAAGATCACCGGTGACATCGTTACCGAGTGGATCAAGAAGACGCATGAGCTGTTTGGCAAGCCGGTCAAGACGGTGGTGTTCTGTTCGGGCGTCGAGCATGGCCGTGACCTCGAGCGCCAGTTCGCTGCACAAGGCTACAACTTCGTGTCCATCTCATACAAGGAGGATGGCGAGTTCAAAGAAGAAACCATCGAGGAGTTCAGCAAGCCCGACACCAACATTCACGGCCTGATAGCGACCGACATCCTGACCAAGGGCTTCGATGTGCCTGATGTGCTGATTGGCGTGTCCGCGCGTCCTTTCAGCAAGTCGTTCAGCTCCCATGTCCAACAGATGGGGCGCGTCATGCGTCCATACGAAGGCAAGCAGTTCGGCGTGTGGCTTGATCACTCGGGCAACTACCTGCGCTTTCGCAAAGAGTGGGACGAGCTGTTCGAAGAAGGCGTCACAGAGTTAAAGTCCGAGGCCGCAGAGAAGGCCAAGAAAGAGCCGACCGAAAAGGAAAAGAAGGAGGCCAAGTGCCCTGCTTGTAGCGTCCTGTGGACATGGCCGTCATCGGTGTGCGGTGCGTGTGGATACGAAAAGCCAATTCGTGCGGTAGCCTCAGTCCCAGGCGAGCTGCAGGAGCTTCAGGCCAACGGCGACAAGAACCGCCAGATCAACCAAGAGTTCTACTCCGAGATCCTTTACTACGCCAAGATGCGTGGCTACAAGGATGGTTGGGCGGCACACAAATACAAAGAGAAGTTCGGCGTCTTCCCTCGAGGTCTGGTGGCAACTCCAAAGCCAACCTCATACAAGACCGCAAACTGGATCAAAGCGCGCAACATTGCGTGGGCAAAATCAAAGGCAAGAACATGACACAAAATGAAATCATTGAGATGGCTATACAGGCAGAACTCAATTTGTATGTCCATGACCTAACCGAGAAGCAATACATTCAAGTGATTGAAACCTTTGCCAAACTGGTAGCAGCCAAGCACGACCCAAAAATTGCCATTGCCGATGCTTACCGAGCTGGCGTTGATAGTGGTATTGCCGCAGAGCGTGAGGCGTGTGCCGAGATTTGTAAGAAACACGCTGATGTTTATGGGGCATTTGAGCCAACTCCAGAATTGCAGGCGGCATGGGCGGCATGTATTGATATTCGGGACGCAATCCAAGCCAGAGGTGAAGCATGACCTTTGAGCAGTTTGCGATGAGTCACGGGCTCATCATAAATAGCCTCATATTCGACAAATGGGTGCGTGTGCCGACCGAAGACCATCCGCGCAAGTTCAATGGCGCGTATATCTTTGACGGCAAGCGTGGTGCGATCATCAACTTTGCGGTGCATGACAAGCACATCCCCTACAAGTCAGACGAACCATACAAGCCAGACCCCAATGCAGCAGCCAAGCGCCGGCAGATGGAGCAAGATCGCCTCAAACGCCAACAGGCGGCCAAAGGTAAGGCGGCATTCATCCTAGGAAACGCAACCCAACAGCCTCATGATTATCTAAAGCGCAAGGGTTTCGACGAAAAAGGGTGGGTGTGGAATGGCCTGTTGGTGGTGCCAATGCGTATCAAAAGCGCATTGGTCGGATGCCAACTCATCAATGCGGACGGCAGTAAGCGGTTTCTGGCGGGGCAGATCACCAAGGGCGCTAGCCTCATGATCGACAATAAGGGTCGTGACATCATCTGCGAAGGCTTTGCGACGGGTCTGTCGGTGCGTCGTGCCCTCAAGCATCTCAAAGAACGGTATCGCATCCACATCTGCTTCAGCGCCGGCAATATGCTCGAGGTTGCCAAGCACCTGACCAACCCTCTGGTGATAGCTGACAACGACACGATGGGCGTGAACACCGCCAAAAAAATAGCCTCACACTATTGGATAGGTGAGGCCGGTGAGGATTTCAACGACACCGAACTGCGTATTGGAACTGCAGCCGCTGCCGAGTCTTTGCGTTCATTCCTCGAGGTATAGGTGGTAGCCTCTTGATTCGCAATAGAGTCGTTCGTGATGGGGCTTGACCAACACATAGAGGTGGTCAGCCTCATCCACATGGATTGCCCAGTTCAGCAACTCGAATAGCGTCATGTCGTCATTCCCCTTGCGGTGGAAGTCTTGCGCTGATTCCATGCAGAGGCATTGGCTATACCGGTGGAAGTGGTAAAGGGCTAGGTCGTGTAGCGTCATGCTTCTTCTCCATCAAAAAGGGCAAGCCATCTCTCCTGTGCGGCGGTTGCACCGCCTCCGTATTGGATGCAATGGGCGAAGTGTCGAACTTCAGCCATCAGGCTTGTAAGTTCGGATAGTCTCATGCTTGTGGTTGGGTCGGCGAATAGGCGAGCGCCCATCACCGCCTTGCTCAAGTCACGCTCCATTGCGTCTATTTGCTCGGCGGTGAATTTCATTCTGTTATCTCCTTGACGCCGTAGATTTCCCAATTGCCTTGGTCGTGCAGTTCGAAGTCTCCGCCGTCCGCCTCACGCGCCATGTCCCATGCCTCGTCATCGTTTTCTGCCTCAATGATTAGCTTGTGGTAGCTGATAGTGGTTGCTATTACTTCGTATTTCTTCATGGGTTTGCGTTGTGCCTGTTCAATGTTCCACTTGATTGCGTTGTTCCACATACCCAACGCATCCATGATGGTTGTGTAGTCGCCGTCATACTCAAGGTCTTCTCCGTTTGCGTATTTCTTCACAAACTTTTCCACTTTGTATGAATTGACCATTGCAACATTGGTTGCATATGCCTCGACAAAAGCTGCTTGTTCCTGTGGTGTCATTTTTGTTTCTCCTCAATGTATGCGCTGTTTCCTGTTTGGGCGGTGTAATAGTTCTGCTCACGAACTGCCTGTGCTAGGGTCGTAAATTCCCCTAGTAGCGTTCCGTTGTGGTTGAAAACTTGATAAATCATGCTAATGCTCCCTCTTGTTTCATGCGGTTAATCGTGCTTTCAAAATGTTTCTTGGTGTCTTCAATGAATTGCGCTACCTGCCGTAGCGTGAAGTGTTCAACTGTCTTCCAGACTGAGATTTCATCATGTATCCACTCGTCATCCTCATCGGCACTCCCTACCATCATGTCAATGATGTCTTCGTAGGTCTTACCCTCTGGGTAGTCGCTAAGCCACTCGTTTATTGCAAATTCTTCAGCGTGTGTCATTGTTTGCCCTCCATAATTTCAGCTTTGATGTATCCCTCAAGAATTTCAACAATGATGTTCCAACGCTCATCGCTGAAATACAGACCCGCAAAATCTCCTGTTGGAATGCCAAGTTTGTCCTGAATGTAGCGAACCGCCTCGTTCGCCGCTCCGTCTGCTAGCAAGTTGATTTCCTCATGTGTCATGGTGCTTGTCCTTAAGAATAGATTTGCTCTGTGCCGTCTTCGGCGGTGATGTATGCAAGGTCGTCAAAAATCAATTCGCCGTCGTTGTCGGTGTTAAATACTTTGTGCTTGGCATCCTCAAAAGAATCAGCCTCAACTTCGTATGTCTTATACCAACGCTCCATTACTGTAAATTTCATGGTGTTTGTCCCTCGGGGATTAGTGCATTCAAGTCTATGTAGTTGTCTCCGAAGTCTGCGTCAATGCAAGAGATTGCGTAACGCTCGCCATCTACCCAGATAAACACATGGTCATCCTGTGGTAGGTCTATCAACTGTGCAATTAGTTCCGATACTTTCATTTGGTTGTCTCCTGTTGGTTGATACGCTCGATTTCTTTTGCAATGGTGTTTGCCACTACATGAACTGCAGTAAGGACGGCTGTTGAATTGTCGGACGCCTTGGCAAGTTCGTGGGCATAGGCGAATGCCTCACGCAAGTCGCCTCGTTCTGCAAACATGGGCGCATAAATTGAATGCGCTAGTTCGTGGTGTTTCATTTCTTCAGCTCCTTTGTCATGTCTTTGAATTGGGCAAGGACGCTAGCCCGATTGCCCTTGAGGTTGAATTCTTTCTTGATGATTGCGTAGCAACTTCTGCCGCTCATCCTCATGCCCTTGCATTCCAGTTCAAGCCCCTTCAGTAGCGTCAGCATCCTGAATGCTTGGATTTGGTCTGGTTGTGTCATCATCATTTCCGTGCCTCCTGTCTTCCCTGTTCAATTAGTCTTCGTGCCTCTGTCCGGTCTTCCGGTGTTTCTTTCTCTAGCATGGCTCTCAGCGTGTCTCCTGTTTTTTTGCCTGTTTCGTATTGGTATCCGGCGTTGATGTAGTCTGCTTCGGTGTGTTTCATCTCATGCTCCTGTGCGAATTGGAATAACGCGCCTCGCTTTGGCGTCCGTTATCTTTGCCTTGCTGCCGTGTGCCAGAAACCCGACAATCGATTTGCGGTCAGCCTTTTGGCATAGTTGGCAAGTGATGCAAGTGACGCCCTCGGTGGTTTGTGCGGGGCAAACGACAATCTGGCGTCCGGCGGGTGTCTTACTGTGCTTGGGTGTGTCCATCGGCACGATACAAACAACTGGGGCGGCATTCAGCTCAGCCAACTTGTCAGCCTCACCCGCATCGTCTGCCGACAAATTGATAGTGAAACCCCATTGGTTTGCGTGTCGTATCCACTTGATTGCCTCGGGGCTTTTCTTGTGGGTGTATGTGAACCCCTTGCGTCCGAAGTTTGCTTTGACCACTTCGCCCAACGCATAGGCGTCCACTTGTTCGCCCTTACCCCACAAGTCTCCTGCAACGGCGTGACGCCAGATTTGTCCGTCATCCATGTTTCGAATGAAGGTGGTCAGCTCGGGCAAGGTAGCCCCTTTCGGGGCTCTCTCCCATGCGAGTCGTGTGTGAAAGTCTTCGCCGTAGCAGTCATCCTCGTAGTGTGGGCAACTGGGTGGGCAACTCTTGCGCTCGTTGTAGGTAACCGGCATGGCACCGGTTTTCCTGTTTGATGATTTGGCAACGAATAGTGTTCGCATATCAAGCCCCAATGTGAACCACTTGGAAATGTGTCTTCATGAAGTTTTGCAGCTTCTTGATGTTTTCCCGCTTGGCTTTGGCTTTGGCGGATTTGCGCTCGTGATACATCCGGACGCCCTCCCTCCACTTGGCGGCATTCCCTTGCGGGTTTGGTGTCAGCTCCTCCAACTTTTTCAGCATACGCATGGGCATCGCATAGTAGTAGGGGCACATATCCTCGGTCATGTCTTTGAATGAAAAGTAGGTCATGCCACTTCCCTTCAGCGGTTTGCGTTGTGTCAGGCAAACCATGCCGTAGTAGGTTTTGCGTGTGGCAACACTTCCGTCCGGTGTGCTTGTGTCGAAGTCGGTCATGCAAAGAATGGCATACCAAGTAGCCCCGATAGTCGCTGAGTCAACCACTTCCCAAGAAGGGCGTGTGCCGCCCTTGCTATCCTGTGACATTTCTCGGCGCAAGACTTCGTCAGTCTTGGCGGTGGTGTTGATGTTGTATGAAGTCCATCCCATGTTCTTATCCTCCGAAGTGTGGTGGGAAATGCTGAATGCCGTT